CTGGTCGTCTGTTCAGAAGCTTGACCTCACTGGATGCATCACCGAATAAGATAGATGCTATGGAAGCAACATTTGGAACAAAGGTTGAGTACGCAAAGTTCCATCAGTACGGAACAACAAAAATGCCAAAAAGAAAAGTTGTTTACGAACCCTTGGGATTTGCTTCACGATTTGGCGAGGTTGCGGCTACCTATGTTTGTCATGGGAACACCGCGGCTGTAAGGCAGTCATTGTTGTGACCGGATACTTGATGCATGGACCCCATTTTGCGAAGGAATACATAAACACGTATCTGAAAGCAGAACTTCCAAAGCGGCTGGTGAGATACAGAAATGGATGGGGCATAAGCAATGCCGAACTCCCCGATCCAGAGGATTACTTTGTGCATGAGCCATTGGTTTTGGATCACTGGCCGACCATTATCACCCTCGTAATATCAACCAACTCATTTGACCAAATAGGTTGGGACTCGGTCCACCCTCTATACAGGGTCAACTATTCGATGAGGACATATGTCTGGTCACGAACCGAGGGTTCTGAGGACACCACAAGGATGAGGGATCGGCTGACAGTAGTTGTCAGGTCGGCACTACTTGACTCCCTCCACATGAATGCTGAGGACGACAGAAAGACCTTCCGTGCCGAAATTGACCAGACGAGCATTCGTGAGGAATTCTCTGATTTGACCCTACTCAAGGGCGACAGGGTGCTCGCTGGTGCATATATCTCATACAACGCAACAATTGACGAGATTGTACACCGAGAGGACATTGCCGAAGTCAGCGAGATCGAGGTTGGATACAAGGCAAATAACCCGATTGGGGTGGCCGTGCAGTTGCCGGCTAATAACACAACAAGCAAGATTGTCGTTGAAAGACCCCCTGCGTAGTCTATTATAGTAACCTATGTTCGAATACATCACACGGGAAAACCCTAAACCAAGTTTCTCGGATGCAGTCATACTGATCAACTCATCGGCTCACATTCGGATTATTGACTCTGACGGTCGAAGATTGCCAAGTCACTCCACGGCGGCGATCAGTCTAGACGAGTTTCAAAACTCAACCGTAATTGCTGGCCTAATCGCTTCAGGGAAATTGGTAGCACTCAATGCGCCCAACAAATCTGACGAACCTGCAAAAACCGACGAGGTGGACGATCAGCCAGAACAAAAGAAGAAAAACCGAATAAAGCAATCAAGTGTAGAAACAATTACCCAATTTGTTGAATCTGATCAAATTAGTGGAAATGAGTCACTAGTTGCTGAACCTAAGCACGAAGATTGGGTATCATCTACTAGCGAGATAGTCGATGAAAAAACAACCGATGAGATTTAGCGAGGTCGCACGATGCCAGGCGTAGTCATTACAACAGCAGTTCGCACAGGTCCAGCAGTAGCCCTCCTCAACCAAGCGTCACAGGCATTCTTTGTCGGAATCGCTGAGCGCGGACCGTCAGATAGGGCCGTTCTCATAACGAGCCTTGAAGAGTTTGAGAATATCTTTGGTGACTACATCTCGTCTGCTCTTTTGCATCCAACAGTGGAAATGTTTTTTGAAGAGGGTGGCACTCAGTGTTACATCGCTCGCGTTGTTGGTGCCTCAGCCACGGTTGGAGCGCTCAGTCTTGCCGATGCAGATGCAGCGACTACGGCTGGTGCAAACTCTGTTGCCATAGTCCTCACGGCCAATGGTGCCGGTACATGGAGCACGTCAGTTAAGGCTGCCGTGACTGCAGGAACCGTAAGCGGAACAGTTTCGGTTCAGATCCTCAAGGATGATGTTCAAGTTGCAACGACTGGCAACTGCACTACAAATGCTCAAATCATTGGGAAACTCAATGCCCATGCTGTGGCTTCCAAGTTGATTACTGCAACTGCAGGTGTTTCAACTTCCGTAGTGGCTACAGCTGCTGCTACGGCACTAAGCGCAGGAGATTCAAACTCAGCCGGAATAACCGATGTGCGTCTCGCTTCGGCATTTGACTTGTTCAATGACTCGCTTGGCTCTGGTGCTGTTGCATGTCCAGAATCATCCGCTCAGGTTGTTTACACCAAGATGCTCACGCACGCAAATACCAACAGCAGACTTGCCCTACTTCACGGTGTTTCGGATGACACGATTGCTGAGGCGAAAACATTTGCCCAAACAGTCATTGCTAACGAGTCAAACCTTGAGCACGGTGCACTGTATTACCCTTGGGTTTACGCACCATCAAATGTTTCTGGCGTAAACAGACTTCTCCCACCGGACGGTTATGTTGCGGCAAAACGGTCAAGAAATGTCAATACGATTGGAACCCACAACCCATTTGCTGGCGCCACATCAACAGCAAGATTTGCCGTTGGCGTGGTCACCGACATAGATCGAACGAGTGGCGATGCCCTTGACGTTGAATGCGTCAATGGAATTCGTGTTATTCAGAACTCTGTAAGAATCTATGGTGCTCGTTCACTATCGCAAGACACAACGAACTTCAGATACATCACCTCGCAAGACACTGTCAACTCAATCGTGACAGAGGCATACAACGCTATTGAGCCTCTAGTGTTCTCGTCTATTGATGGACGCGGCGGTTTGTTCGCCAATATTGAAGCACGACTGATTAGCGTTCTTGAAGGCTACAGAATCAATGGTGCGCTGTTTGAAGCATTTGATCAGAATGGACAAAGGGTTGATTACGGATACACCGTAAGATGTGATGCTAAACTTAATCCAACTGCTTCACTGGCCGACGGAAAAGTAAAAGCAAAAGTCGGAATCCGAGTATCCAGTATTGGTGACCGGATTGAAGTTGAAATAATCAAGTCTGCTCTCACAGCGTCCGTAACCTGATCCCGGAGGAAATAAAATGGCAAAAGTAGCACAAAGGCAAGTACTGGCGACAATCACGCCGAGCACGACCAACACCAGCTTCGGTACTGGTACTGCCACGGTAACCCCTCCCAAGTTTGAAATAGGCAATAGCCCTTTTCAGTTCGCCCAAGTGTCTGGTGGAGAAATCACTGCCTCAGTAGAAAAAATCTACGAGGGAGGAAAATCTCGTCCAACAGTGCTTTGCGCTCCAGCAGAAATCGGCGATGTCACCGTGACTGCTCACTACGATGACGATCAGGCCGCGGGTGGACTTCAATCAGCCATTCGTACTGTTCGACAGTTTGTTGGTGTCGGTTTTTACGACGTAACCATTCAAACCTACAACTGTGGTTTGTCGGACAAGAAAAATGACCGTCAATACAAGAATGCCTTGCTCGTTGGGCTCACAGAGCCAGATGGCGACTCGTCCTCGGGCGCCCCAACAACGTTTGCCTTGACATTCTCGATTAGCGATGTAAGCGTTCCAACAGAAGTAGCCCAGTAAATCTGATTTTAGGTTGAGGCGATACTATTATCGCCAATATTTACTTGGTTTCGTTCGTTGAGTAGTTGCGCCCATGCCAGCATTAAGAGTGCTAGTTTTCTCTTCATCGACCACTTAACCGAAAGGTAATTATGAGCAACCCACTGTATGACTCCGAGGAAACCAAGACTCCCGCTGAGACCAAACTCAAAGCAACGACCTCAACGGTCAAGGAAGAAGCACGTCAAGAAACACTTCTTGACCGACTGAAAGCAACCATCGGGGAAAAAGTTCGTCGCAAGGACATCTTCATCCAAGTACCAGAGCGCGACAATGTTCTTTTGCGAATTAGTCCAAACGTTTCTCAGGCTCAAGTTAGAAAGTGGAGACGAGAAGCAGGCGAAGATTCCAAAAACGGCATGGACGCTACGAAATTTGCAACATTCGTAATCGGTCACACTGCCGAAGGAATCATCATGGGCGACAAAGAAGTTACGGATGATGAAGGATATTCAATCACCTTTGGCTCAGACCTCATGCTTTCAATGACAAAAACCACGAAGCCAGTTCCAGATGCTGTCAGAGCATTTTTTGGACTTGATCCACACGTGGAGGCGGCTGCTCTGGCAATTCTTGATGCGGCTGGGTTCGGCGACACAATCGAGCCTGCTGAGGACCCTACGACGAAGCCTTCGACGAACTAGTCGAAGAGTCGGCAATAAAAACAGCCGCAAGGCTGGGGGAACTATGGGGCACTGACCCCCTTGAATTACTTAGATGCACAGACGAAGAGTGGTTCATACGTATGGCTTGTGCTAAAGTAATAGAGCAGGATCGCGCCGCTGCAGAGCGAAAAGCACAAGGCTAACGGCAGCATCCCGTCCAATCATCTGGAGAGCCCATGGCCGACGAACGCGTCGTTATAAAAATAGAGGTCAAGTCCGATGATAGGGACATTGACCGTACCAGACGGAAGCTTGAGAGGCTTGCTGGAGCCAGGGACAAAGATCGAACATCCAGGGACAGGGATAGTAAATCTAAGAGTAAGTCTGATGGATTGGCATCGCGCGTTCGAAAAACCGATGACAAACTCGCACGAGCGGGCCACAAATCAATGGATAGCGTTTCGCGCAAGTATAAAAAGAGTTTTGATGGTTATGACAAAATGATCAAAATGACCGGCGGAATGATGATGAAATTCCTTTCGCTGTCGGCAAAAGCAGTTGCTCTTGATTTTCTAGTAATGGGCGCAGCGATGATTGGTGTTCATGCGGCTTTCGCTGCTGGACAAATGCTCATGAGGGGATACAAGAATGTAATGTCTCTTGCTGCTGGCGCCATGGCTGGGTTTGTGATTGCTGCTGGTACGGTTGCGGCTGCCCTCAGGGAGCAACAAGCAGCAATGTACGCCTTTTCAGCCAAAGGTGTAGCCACCGAATTTGGCTCTGGACTCAATCAAGCAAGAATGCAAATGAGAGCACTAACAATGGATGCCGATTTAGCATCTGTCGGTGTTGAAAACTTGGCTGCCGCTTACGGCGAGATATCAAAAAACGGAAAATTCACTAGTGCATCAAAAGAGACCCTCAAGGGTTTGATGGACTTTGCTAGTGCTGGCATGGACATGAAGGAGGGAACCAAGGCTGCTGGTTCACTTATTGCCACACTTCAGGATACAAAAAAGAGTTATTCGGATGTGGTGAGTGCTGGAAAAAAATTCAGTCCCCAAATGAAAAAAGCACTTGAAGAGTACGAAAAATCACAAGGAAAAAAGGGTGGAACAAAAGAAGCACTCACTGCTGCAATAACTTCTGGTGCATTAGCAAAACTTGGCGGAGTGGATGGGCAGTTTGCGGCGGTTTCTGGCACATTGATAAACACGCTCAAGGGTCAAATGAATATGATGCGCGGACTATTCGGTGACTTTGGTCAGCAGTTTCTTGAGCCAGTAAAAAAGGAAGCTAGGGAAGTTTTTGAAATAATGAGAACCGCATTGTTCAGAATGTCAGGTGATATTGCTGATTTCGGAAAGAGTGGATTTATTGACAAGATTTCAGTTGGTGCTCAAAAGTTAGCAGATCTTGCAGTCAAATTGATACGTGATTACTTGCCGAACGCAATAGGTATTTTTGAGCGTTTCGGTAAATTTTGGGAAAAATTCAAAGACGGTTGGGACGGCATGCTTGATGGTCTGCGACCCTTAATAGATGGTGCAAAAGTTCTTGAAAATATGATCATGAATGTATTCAGGCCGATAGGAGCTTACATTAAGGACTCGTTTGGTGAGTTCAATAGATTGATACAGGACAATGCTGTACCTCTTGAAGAATTTGGTACAAATATTGGAAACCTGATCACCAAAATAATGGAGTATTTCGGAGAAGCGAGGAAACTCTTTTTTGAGGCACTTCCATTTATTAACAAAGTCATAAAAGGTTTCACGAGTATGATTGAACTTTTTACTAGTTTCCTAGGTAAGTTCATGTCGCTCACAAAGGCTCTACCTGGCGGTATGGGTGGTGTTGGTTCCCTAATGATGCTCATCGGATTGGCTAGGGGAATGAAAAATACCAAAGGGTATTTCACGACAGCCC